TGATCACTAATATAACTATGCGACCCATCATGGTAAATCTGTAGGTCAGACCCTGCGCCGAAGATGGCTTTGTCGTTGTCGCCGAAGGTAATATCCGCTGATGTACTAGCGCCAGCCAAGGTTGTCGTGCCTGTGGCTGTTAAATCAGTCGTGGTCGTTAGGCCGGTGACTGTCACCCCGCCCGACGTTGTAACCAGCTTCGCGCTATCTGCATACGACAATGTTCCGGCAGCGGTTTTACCGCCGATCGCGTTGATGATCGTGTCGAGGCTATCCAGATCTGTGTTTAGCTTCGTTCCCCACGTATCCTCTGACGCGCCTACCTCTGGCTTCGTTAAGCCATATGCCGTTGTTGTCGTATCTGCCATGTTCTATCTCCTATGCCGCATCGGCCCAAGTTTCGCTTGAAGCTGATGCCGGTGTCCAATCCGTCGATGTGGGGGAAACAGCCGCCCAGCTTTCTGGCGTGCTGCCCGCATCTTGCCACGTTTTGCTGTTTTCCGCAACAGGCGTCCACGTCTCAGGCGTGTCAGGCTCAGGTTCCCACTTTTTGCGACCATTTGCGACCACAGACGCCGCGCACACGATAACCGACGCAGCATTCTGCACGCGGTTGCATGTGGCGCTGACAGTTGCTACGCACGTCGCGGTGGCGCTGTCCTCGAATATCGCAACGGCGCTTGCCGTTGTGGACGCCTGCACAGCAATCGCGGCAGCGCCATCACGAACCCTCTCAGCAGACGCGGCAACGGATGCAGCAGCGGATATGGAAGCGGAGCCAATATGCACGCGCTCAGCGGCAGCCGTAACGCTGGCAGACGCCGCAATCGTGGCAGACGCCTCCCTGACGCGCGTGGCAGACGCGGCAACGGATGCGGCGACGGCAATGGTGGCGCTGCCCTCTCGAACGCGATCAGCAGCAGACGCGGTGGTCGTAACCGTCTCGATGATCGACGCCGCGCCGCGAACGCGCACAGACGCAGCGGCGGTGGCAGAGGTGACGGCAATAATGGAAGCGGCGCCAATGATAGCGCCGTCCAAGCCGTAGTTGTAGCTGCCGTAGGTGCTTCGCCCGTAGCCGCTGCGATACGTCATTAGTCTAGCGTGATGTCGAGATCGCCCGCAGGAATGCGGAACACGTCGCCGGTGTCAATCGTCTTGCTGGCAGTCAGGTTGGCGTAAGCCAGCAGATTGCCGCCCGTGGCCGCGTCAAAGATGCCAACGGCAACAACGGTGCCATATCCTGCCGTGGCAACAGGCCACTCTTCAGCGGATGTGTTTGACGCGGTATTGCCTGACACGGTAAACGCCGTCTCCTGACGCGCGTAGCCCCCGCCGGATACCTCTGTGCCGCCGCCAGTATCGTCAGGCGCAACGGTGTATAATGCGGTGTGCCACTCGGTCGGGCGTGTCGCGCTGTCGGTGGTAAACGACCATGTAAGAACGGTTGTCTCGAAGGTGTTGGTGAAGCTCATCTCAATACGCCTTTATCTTCATGCGGCGACCAGACCCGCCGAATTTCGCTTTATCATTGTCTGCGGTTATACCACCAATCGCGTTCGCATACAAAGATGACCACACTTGCAAACGCGCATCGTCTTTCAGATACGGCGCAGAATGCGATAGAGCGCCATATAAATACGCGTCGGGGAAGTATTCCAGCAGCCAGTTTGACGTGTTGCTGTCGGACAGCGCGTCGATCTTCGCGTAGTAATACAGCTCCGTCGAATATGTGCCATCGGGAACGGGAAACACCTCGATTTCGCCAGCCGTGATCGCGTAGTAGCGCGGCTCGTAGGTAGCGTTGGCCGTGCGGCGCTTGCGCTCCAGCAGCTGAAACTGGCTCAGCAGCTCAAGCGGCTGCGTGTTGCCGGAGGTAATATACATCCGTATAACCTCGTAGAAGTCGGCAGGCACGGCGCTGTATTGCGTGTCGATGTTGGCCGTGGCGCGCTTCTCCTGACGCCAGTGGCGTATCTGGCGGTTCATGTCTGCCTCGGCCAGCGAAATAAACGTCGGGATGACGCTCGTCAGGTCATCGCGGTCAAGGAAGTCTGCGATGCTGGATTGCAGCTCTGCGTATGTTGTTATGGGCATTAGTCTAACAATCCTCTTCTGCGCAAATATTCTTCTATGCGCTCAGCCTGCTTATCAGATACACCAGATTGCGCCAAAAGGCCACCAAGAGGCGATGCGTTGGCGGCAGACAGGTTGCTCAGGTGGGCGAACTCAGGATCAAAGCGGGCGAAGCGTGAGCGTAGCTTTGTAGGGTCTTGAACCATTATGTTTGTTGCTGGCTCGTTTGCCTCTGCTAACATCTCTCTGTTCCACTTATTAAACTCGTTCTGGCGCTCAATATCTTTGTAAGACCTTGCCTCAAAGCCAAGAGGTGTCGCATCAGGGTAATATGGGCCACGATCTACAACATTTTCCATACGCAGCATTGAAAAGTCTGCGTCGCGCATTGCGCTCGCAATAGCGTCTGTGCTTGTCACGCGCTCAGCGTTTAGGTGGTCCATTTCAGCCGCTTCTGGCAAAACATCAATTAACCGCTGGCCTTTTTCATCCCTAATCGACATTGGGATGCGAGAGTACACGCCACCTACATTTATTGTGGGGTCATTCGGGTCACGACGGGCCATCAGGGGATATATTGCCCCTTCATCTATACCAGCACTTGAACGGCGAACATATGTGTTTGCTACTGCGGGGCTTGAAGTGCCGTAGATGGTTCCCGCATGGCCCTCTGTGTTGTATTCGTCAATTCTATCAAAGTAAGGAAGCTCAGGCGTATCCTTTGCTCCGTGATAGTAAGTCTGGCCCTCAAACCCAGCGGCCTCGGCACGCGCCATCCGAGATGCCTCGTCCATCGGCAGCGGCGTATTCGCAAACATATATTGCGGGTCTGCTTGCGCCATCATCTCGTCGGTCACTTCGGACGCGCGGCCCTCTGCGCGCAGCTCCAGAATGCGCTTGGCCATGTCCTGCGCTTCAGACGCAGCCGTCGTCAGCAAGCCAGTAGGCTTAGAGGCGTTGGCCATAGCTGTGGGGTCTCGATACATAGTATTTCGCGTGGAAAAATCTTTATTGCGACCCTTGTTTTCCACAAACCCAAATCTTTTATAAAAATCTTTCAAACGCGATACACTTGTGCCTCCAAACGATGTGTCAGGCGTCAAAGATATTTTAGCGCCTTCAGCGTCTGCCGCAGCAATAAGATCATTCATTACCTGACTGCCAACACCAGAGCTTTGTTGGTCTTTAGGCACTTGAATACGCCCTAGCTCATACCCACGATCTGCGTCACCATAAATGTCAATTTCAACGTCAGGGTATTTATCTTTTATATTTCTAACGGCATTCGCGCCCACAGCGCCACGCGGAACGCCGACAGCGCCGCTCAATGTCAGTAAGCCAGCAGACTTAGAGGCGTTGGCGGCCATAATATTTGACAAGTGCGCTAGTCTGGGGTCGGCGCGTGCAGAACGGGAACGGATGTTGGCGGGGTCAATAATTGTGTATTCGCCAATATCCCCCATGCCAGAAAAGCCTTGCTCGGCAACTCTTTGCGCTACCAAACGGTCTGCAGCCTTTCTAGCTTCAAAGCTCTTATCACCACTTTTACCAAGATCCTCTAGGGCTTGCGAAAACATACTTTTGTAGTTTCCGCTAGGCATCATTTTACCTTTAGTCAAAATTGGATAGTATGCTCCAGATTCACCACCTTCAAGACGATTTGGCTCCGCAAAGTATTGTGATGCTCCTATGCGGCCATCTAAAAGTGGGTCAACATAAACACCGCTTCCAATCGCACCATGTTCGGACGGCCTGAAAGCCAATATATCAGGGGTTTCATCGTCAAACTCTCCCCCTCGCTCCTTTGACGTGCCGTGCATGCCCTCGCGCCTATAGCCCATCTGGAACAACCGCTGCGCGCGGCTCTCTGCATCCATCGGCAAGTCGTAATTTTCAAACAGATACTGGTTTAGCTGCGTCGTCTTTACGCTGTCGCCCATGTCAAACATGTCGTCGGTAATATTAGCGGCGTTGCCCTCCTTCAACATATTGAGGATCATGTCGCCGCGCTCCTTAGGAGCGCTTGGCAGCGATGGCTTCTTTGGCCTTAACGTGCTTGCGGCAACGCCGCCGCCAGTCATGGCCAAGCCAGCCATAGTAAGCGCATCGTTTAAGGCGTCTGCGCGTGGCGGCACGCCTTGCGCGTATTCCCTAGCAGATTCAACACCGCGCGTGCCGCCGGTAATAAGATCCACCAAACCCTGCGGCACGGCAGGCGTAGCTTGGCCAGACCGTAAAGCGTCAAATATAGACATCCCCTGCGGCGCGTCTACCGGCAGAAACGTAGACCGACGCTTGCCCTCTTCCGGCGCAAGCAACCCCATCAGCTTGCCAGCCATGCTGTTGCGGTTGCGGTATTCGCGGCGCAGCTCGTCAAGCTCCGCAGGCGTGCGATACATCGCCTCTTCTTGCATCTGCAGATTAAAGTCGCGCGGCGACAGGTTAAATATGTCTATGGTCGCCATATCAACAATCCCACGCGCGGCGCGACCAGTAATTGGCGCTCAGCTTGCTCGACTTGCCCTTGATGCCGCCGGAGCGTGCGCAGTAGGACGCCTTGCGCTTGGGCTGATCCTTCTTGATGGACATATTGGGATCGCCAAAGTTGATCTTCTTCACCGTGTCGCCCTCAACCGCCAGCACCTCAAACTTCTTCGGCCCGCCGCGTCGCGGCTTATTCACCGCCGTGAACCCGTGGCGCTTCTTCGCTGCTGCGATCTTCTCTGCCCTCGTGCGGCTCATTACGCGGTCTTCTTCTTCGCGGTCTTCGCGGCCTTCTTAAACGCCTTCGCGGTGGGCGCGCCCTTGCTGCCTACGTTGCGCATCCTTTCGCCAGACCCAGCAGCGATGCGCTTACGCTTCGCGTGGATGTTGGCGTATAAACCCTTCTTCGGCATCCTATGCTCCTTCGCCCCACTGGACGCACTTATAATCAGTTGCGCGGTA